AGTATCTGATGCGATAACATAATCGTTATCCTTTGTTTGCAAAAGATTATTTAGATATTTGTTCATCTTGTTCTCAATCCAACGGATCGAAACTTGACCCGAGAGAGTGATTGCTTCAGCATTTGCAAGTTTATAATACCTAAAATACTGATTACCAATCGCACCGTAAGCAGAGTTAAGTTGAATTTTTCTCGCCATCTGGATGTTGTTGCAGCGGGCGATTTCTTTTTCCAACGACTTCGACGGAGTTTTTTCATAATCCTGTTTAGCAGCAAGCATCTTCTTCTTATAGATGGTACGATCTTTGTAGATCTTCTCCATCAGTTCAGGAAGAAAACCACGGACATCTTTACGGTACATAGCACCATTGGCACAGACCGCATTGTCCTTATACATCTCAAATGTAATATCCTGATTCAGGATTTTCTCAACAGTTGCGCTGGGATGTCTTTCCTCACAGAGGGTCTCTGGAGAGATGTTGTATTGCATAATGAGATGAGGATATAGGGAATTAAGGTCAAAACTGACCACCCAATCATAAACCCCAGGAATCGGTTCCTTAACGTATGCGCCCGCATATTTGGAATCCTTGTCGGAACGTTCTTTGGGAGGAATAACAATATTCCTCTTCTTTAGATAATTATAAATGATCGTATCCCACATGCGGACTTGTGAAGAAACGTCAGCATAATTTGCCTTAGCGTCATATGCCATCGTGACAGCAAGTTCGATGAGTTTCATCTTGTCTTCCATACGGTCAACAAGTTCCACGTCCTTGATGTTATATTCCACAAACTTCTGCCAACCATTGGTATAGAAGTCTTTGAAAGTATCAAACTCAGAGTGGTCCAACTTTTGCTGTCCAAGTTCCACACTTGCAATGTAGTCCAGACGATAGGACTCCTGCGCTTTATAAGTAAACTTCTTATAAAGATTCAGATAGTCAAGTTGAGTAACACCGCCGACATCGTAGGCAATATTCTTACGACCAGCAATATACACTTCACGCTCAGTAACCAGACCCCATGGTGACAAACGCTTCATGAGTTTCTCACCAAGGATGCGATCAATACGCCGCACAAGATACGGCATATCATACAGTTCACTATTCCAACCAGTCACAACCTCAGGGCAGTTTTCTTCAACCATCCACCAGTTGATAAAGTCATCTAGCAACTCATACTCAGTTCGGAAACCTTTGTAGATGACATTATCCTGTGCATTCTTAAAAGGTCCTTTGCCCCAAGTACGAATTTGTTTGGTTGCATAGTCCTGAATAGTAATAAGTAGAACTTCCTCAGCAGCAGACTCTACGTCAGGGAATCCGTTCTCGGATGCAACCTCAATGTCAATAGTAGTAATCTTGATCTTGTTAGTGTCAAACTTAATCTCTTCCTCTGGATACATTTCAGAAATGTACTGATAGATGTATCCCGTGTTTCCGTAGATTTTGAAGTTTTCTACACCATCATACTTTTTGATAAACTCACGACAGTCACGAACTGAACCAGGTTGAACTGCTTCAACATATTCCCCATTAAGAGTTTGATATTTGGTTTTCTTATTGGAAGGGACAAAAAGAGTCGGGTTGAACTTCTCACGGGTCATGAAATGGCGACCATTTTCATAACCGCGAACCAAGAAGTGGTCCCCGACCATCTGAACGTTAGTATAAAATCTCATCAGGCAGTTAGTTCAAGATACTTTTCAACAATTTCTTCTGTTGGATCAGCAATAGTAAGTATTCTATCAGAACTAATCATTAGTTCCGTCTGGTTTGTTGCTTTTGGCCATGGTTTCATATCATCTGGACCAAAAAACTGATACGGGTTTACCAACTTACAGTTTGGTTCACCAATGTCTGCCATTACTTCGATGACTTCCGAAATAAGAACATTATCGATGTCCAATAAGATACATTTTACAGACTTATCCATTAGTTTTCTCCTTGTACATTTCAGTAATAGTTTTTAGTGGTTCACAAACAGTCACAACCCATTCAAGAGGAACTGTGAACTTATCGTCTTCGGTAAGCATAATCCATGGAGATAAACTGACCTGAACTTCTCTACGGTCATCATCAATAACACTCTCTTCGGTAAGAAGAACTTCTGTCCTAACTGCTACTTTATGTGGATTTGTTAGGATATATGCTACTGCCTCTTTTTCCTCAGAAATAAGTTCCTTTACATCAGATATCAAAGTCTCGCCCGACTTCAACACTACAAGTTTGATTGACATTAGTTACTCAACTCC